TGGCAGGAAAAGTCTTTGTAAAAGACGCTGACGGTTCTTTCATCATTCTTGGTAAAGATGCAATTGAAAAGGCGGTCGAGAGAAACGATTCTGCAAAGCGTCCCATGCACAAAGGCGTAGTCTCTTCCAAGGAAAAAGAGGCTAGAAGAATTTTGTCTTACATACTAAAAGAAGTTGCTGGCAAGGCAGAAGTGCAAGGAGAAAAGTTAGTCTTTTGTATACCTGCACAACCAGTTGATCAGGAAGATGAAGATTTTGACGTGGGTTATCACGAAGACGTTGTCAAGACAGTGCTTTCTGAGTGCGGATATGATGCTAAATCTATCAATGAAGCAGAAGCTCTTTGCTATTCTGAATTAGCAAATGATGATTACACCGGCATCGCGCTCTCGTGGGGTGCAGGCATGGTTAATGTCTGTGTCATGCTTAATGGTGAACCAATTTTAAAGTTCTCCACAACTAAGTCAGGCGATTGGATTGATCGCATGGCAGCTGTGGCTACTGGCGAGACTGATTCTGTTGTGCAAGCCGAGAAAGAAAACGGTGAATTCACAGTTGGCCAAGACAATGAAAATCAGGTACTTGCTGCTGTTGCTTCATACTATGATAGGCTCATCGACTACACTACCAAACAGCTTAGCAGTGCTTTAGAGGATAGCAAATCCTTGCCAAAGTTTAAGGACCCCATTCCTGTCATTCTTGCAGGCGGTACTTCAAAGCCGAAGGGATTTATTGATCATTTTAGAGTCAAGCTTGAGCAAAATGCATTTCCGCTCACTGTAAAAGAAGTTCGACATGCTTCTGATCCACTTCATGCAGTAGCTCGTGGCTGTTTAATTGCTTCTCAAATTCTCTGATAATTTACCCTTTGTAAAGGTAAGCGCTCGCGCGCAATTATAGCATTATGAGGCCCATTCTACTAGTCGATGGCATGAATTTATTTGTTCGATCTTGGGCAGCTTTTCCTCAGATGTCGTCACATGGACATCAAGTAGGAGGATGCGTAGGATTTCTTAAGACTCTGCAGCGCTTAGTTAGAGAATTGTCGCCCTCTTCCGTGTATATCGCTTGGGAAGGAGGAGGTTCTCAAAGGAGGCGCAAATTATTTCCTGAATATAAGATGAATAAACGCCCTGAGAAATTAAATAGATTTTACGGAGACGATATTCCTGACACAGATAAGAACAAAAAAGATCAGCTCATGTCGCTGCTTAGAATGTTGAAACAGATACCTGTCTGTCAAGTATATGTCGACAGCTGCGAAGGTGACGACATCATCGCTTTTTTATGCAAAGGACCGTTTAGATCCGCTGCCAAGATTATAGTGTCTTCCGACAAAGATATGCTTCAACTTCTAGACGAAAAGACTCAGATCTATTCAACCCACAAGAAGAAGATCGTCACTAGCGAAGATGTTCTTAAAGAGTATAGAATTCATGTTAATAATTTTGCAATAGCAAAAGCACTGTGCGGAGATTCTTCGGATAACATACCGGGCATAAAAGGCTTAGGCTACAAAACAGTTTCTTCTAAATTTCCATTCTTAGGTAAAGAAGACGCTGTCATCTTGCAGGATGTGCTTAATTATGCAGCGAGCCATGCCTCGGAAAGTGTTATTTACGAGAGAGTGCACAACGAATCGAGTGCTGTGCAAAGAAATTGGAACCTTGTTTATTTAGACGGAAGTATGCTCTCTGGAGATCAAACATCAAGGCTTCAAAATGCGCTGGATACATTTGTGCCTCGAGCGAATAGGATTGAGCTTATCAGGTCGCTGATAAAAGAAGGAATCAATGACTTTGATGTTGATAGATTCTTTTACGATTTTTCTTGCATCGAAGGATTAAAGAACGCTACAAGGACACATCATGACTGATAGTGAACAAATGCCGAAGACTGGAGTTGTCTCTTTTGGACAGTTTGGCAAGACTTTTCAAGAAAAGCTTGTGCAAGCTCTGCTCACTGACACAAAGTGGGCAGAACAGATGATGGAAGTAATTAATAACGGCTATTTTGAGGTCAATTATCTCAAATTTCTCTCAGACCGTTATTTTTCTTACGCAAAGAAGTACAAAGTTTTCCCTACCTTGCAGCTCTTAATCACGATTATAAGAGACGATCTTAAGACAGGCACTGACATCATTCTTCGAGATCAGATTATTGATTATTTGCAGAGGATGAAAGCAAACCCAGATCCAGGAGACTTACAGTTTGTGAAAGATAAGTCGCTTGATTTCTGTCGAAAGCAAGCCCTTAAGAAAGCCCTCGAAGATGCAGTTGATCAAATTGCTGCAGAACGTTACGAATCTATCGTAGAATCCATTAAGAAAGCAGTTCTAGTTGGAACTGCCCCCCAGCTGGGGCACGACTTTTTTACTGATTATGAAGCTAGATTCACGCGTCTTCAAAGAAACTGCGTCTCAACGGGTATTGATGAAATTGATAGAAAAGATATTTTAAACGGCGGCTTAGGATCTGGCGAGATTGGCGTCATAGTAGCTGCAACAGGTGTAGGTAAATCTCACTTTCTCACTATGCTTGGCGCTAACGCTTTAAAAGAAGGCAAAAACGTTCTACACTATACCTTTGAGCTTTCTGAAACTGCTGTCGGTGTCAGATATGATTCAAACCTCTGTGACATAGATTCCAATCAAGTCATCGATCGCAAGAATGAGGTCATGGAAAAATATAAAGATATGAAGCTAGGTCGACTCATCATCAAAGAATTTCCAACCAATACTGCGTCTATCTACACAGTTCGCTCTCACATTGAGCGGCTTGACGTTAAAGGTTTTCGTCCCGATGTAATTATCATTGATTATGCAGACATCATGAGGTCTACGAGGCAGTTCGATTCTTTGAGGCATGAATTAAAGCTTGTTTATGAAGAGCTTAGAAGTTTTGCATCAGAAAAAGGGATTCCAATTTGGACTGCATCGCAATCCAATAAAGAAGGGTCAAGTAGTGAAATAGTCGATTTAAGTAATATGTCGGAAGCTTACGGCAAGGCAATGGTCGCAGATGTCGTTCTTTCTATCTCTCGTAAGTCCCATGAGAAGGCAACGGGTTGGGGTCGTCTATTCGTCGCAAAAAATCGTGCAGGAAGAGATGGTCTAGTATATCCAATCAAGATTGACACTGCGAGAAGCAAGTTTGAAGTCGTTGGCCAAGCTGGCACACTTGAAGACTCCAAAGCAGACGATGATGTTGCTCAGAAGAAGGCACTTAAAGCAAAGTGGGAAGAATTAAAAAAAGAACTTCCAGCAAAGAAAACTAACTTTGAAGCTAGCATTTCTTTAGCAAATGTTGTATAGTTAGAATCCACGCAAAAGAGAAAAATATGACGTACACACGTGATGAAGCAATTAAGGCGTCTTTAAAGTATTTTGGCGGAGATGAGTTGGCAGCAAGCGTATTTGTTGATAAATACGCGCTGAGAGATGCGACAGGTAAACTTCATGAGTTGACACCCACAGACATGCATCTTAGACTGGCTCGTGAGTTTGCTCGAATCGAGGCCAAGTATCCGAATCCGATGTCTGAGAAGGAGATCTTCTGCCTCCTCGCTGATGTAGAACACATCGACATCTCACAGAGAGCTGTGATGTCCCTTAAGGAGCTAGCAAAGGAATCTCGTGGCTTCGGCGCAGTCGTTCCGCAAGGTTCTCCAATGTCTGCTATGGGCAATCCGCACAAACTCCAGTCACTCTCAAACTGTTTCGTGATTGATCCTCCACAGGACTCCTACGGCGGAATCCTCTTCACCGATCAAGAACAGGCACAGATCATGAAGAGGAGAGGTGGTGTAGGCTTTGACATCTCTACAATTCGTCCTAAAGGATTGAGTACAGCAAATGCAGCTGGAACAACTGATGGAATCGGCGTGTTCATGGAAAGGTTTTCAAACACTTGCCGCGAAGTTGCGCAAGGCGGCCGCCGAGGGGCCTTGATGACTACCATTTCGATTATCCATCCAGAAATTGAGACCTTCATTAACATCAAACGAGATCTGAAGAAGGTGACCGGTGCAAATATTTCAATTCGTCTCACTGATGAGTTCATGCAGGCAGTTAAAGATGATGCATCTTTTACACTGCAGTGGCCCGTGGATGTACCGGTTGAACAAGCCAAGGTCACCAAGCAAGTCAAGGCCAAGCAAATTTGGGATCAAATCATCGACGCAGCGTGGAGTTCAGCGGAACCAGGCCTGCTCTTTTGGGATACAGTAAAGAAGCGCACTCCGACCGAGGCTTATGCGTCTGTTGGATATGGAAACGTTTCAACAAATCCGTGCGCCGAGCTCGTGTTATCTCCGTACGATTCCTGTAGGTTGCTTCTTGTCAACGTTTATAAGTTCGTCAAAAATCCATTCACATCTACGGCTTCATTTGACAACGTCGGATTCAAGAGCGTCGTTCAAAAGGCACAAAGGTTAATGGACGACTTGGTTGACCTTGAGATTGAGGCTGTCGATAAGATCATCAATAAGATTAAAAAAGATCCTGAGCCGGAAGCTGTGAAACTCGCAGAGATCAATTTGTGGGAAAAAATTAAGACAGCAACTACAGGCGGCCGCCGCACCGGATTAGGTGTGACAGCAATAGGTGATACACTTGCAGCGCTAAATTTTGTCTATGGAACCAATATTTCGATTGAAATGACAGAGACGATTTATCAATCTATGTGCGTCAATGCCTATAAGTCGTCTATTCAAATGGCCGCGGAGCGCGGAGCATTTCCAGTCTTCTCTCACAAGCTCGAAGAGAAACAACCATTCATCCAGCAGATCCTTGAGGCAGAACCCGACCTCGTCGATGCCTATAAAAAGCACGGTCGTCGTAATATTGCTCTCACCACGACAGCTCCAGCTGGATCTGTATCAGTTCTTACCCAAACAACCTCCGGTATCGAACCGGCCTTTATGTTGTTCTACAAGCGTCGTAAGAAGGTCAACGGTGATGATCCCTCGGTTCGGGTCGACTTCGTTGATCCACTCGGAGATAAGTGGCAGGAATACACTGTCTACCACCACGCATTCAAGAAATGGATGGAGGTCAATCACAAGACCGAGGCAGATGTAGCAGAGTCTCCGTATCACGGTGGAACTGCCAACGACGTTGACTGGAAGAATTCTGTGAAATTGCAGGCCGCAGCGCAACGATGGGTGTGTCACGCAATAAGCAAAACTTGTAATCTTCCTAACGATGCTTCTAGGGAGCTCGTCGCAGAGGTTTATATGTCTGCTTGGGAATCGGGTTGTAAAGGTTTCACGGTTTATCGTGATGGTTGCCGAACCGGTGTTCTAGTGGCCGAGACGAAGCCCTCTGAGAAGAAGGTAGATGTTGCTAGTCAGCCGGAAACGCTGATAGAAAATCACGCACCAAAGCGGCCCAAAGAATTATCCTGTGATATTCACAGAATTAACGTCCGGTCAGGTGGTGACAACGAGAGCTATCTCGTATTGGTTGGTAAGTTAGCAGGCCTGCCATACGAAATTTTTTGTGGCTTATCGCAACACGTCGAGGTGCCGAAGAAATCGAAGTCAGGTATTCTAATCAAGAATGGCAAGAAAGACGGAGTCGCTACTTATAATTTAAGCATTCCTTTGGGCGACGACGACGAGCTCGTGTTTAAAAACGTTGTTGAATTATTTTCGAATCCTAATCATGGCGCGATGACGAGGACGTTGTCCCTTGCGTTGCGACACGGCGTTCCAGTTCAGTACATCGTCGAACAGTTGCAAAAGGATAGACTCAGTGGATTGCAGTCTTTTTCGAAGGCGATCTCGCGCGTTTTGAAGACGTACATTCCTGATGGAACTAAATCACAGTCGGACAAAACGTGTCCTTCTTGCGGAGTTGAAGGTCTAATCTACAGAGAAGGATGCGTGACGTGCGCATCTTGCGGGTGGAGTAAATGTTCCTAATTTATTGATGGGATCACCTACTTATCACGTCGACTATGAGCAAGCGCAGTGATAGAGATGATAGTATTGAAGAAAGAGTATACAATAGCGTGAAGAAGAGATTACTAGAGACAAATACAAGGTGGCGCGGTGAGTCGACACGTTCGTATGCAGAAGGTAATTTGACTTCGATTCCTGAGTTTGTTATCGATGAATTGTCTGAAGAGTTTGTTAATAGTTTGGGAAGAAGAATTCTTGCTCAGATAAATGTTCAGCCGCTCGAGCCACAGACACGAAGAAACCTAAAAGCTCAAGTCAATGATCTATTAAATTCAATGAAAAATGATCTTAAAAAAACAGCCAAGAGCCATTTAGATCGTTTCTTTCAAGTGTATTGATAACTACAACATATGTAACGAATTGAAGGCTGATCTTTTTTGATCAGCCTTTTTTGTTCACATTCACTTGACTCTGTATTATGTTCTCATGCCTTCGCAACCCAATAAAGTTGAGCTAATTGGTTATTATGGGTCTGATGAAATGCACGCGCTCTCAGCGTGGACTTCCACTTCTCGTGATCTAACAGAAGATAAGAAGAATAGAATCCCCCAACTTCTTAAGATGCTAGCAGAGAATGGACACGAAACGCCATTTGAAAAGTCGTCGCTTCATTTCTTAGTAACTTCTGACATTGCTTCTCACATTCACATTCTAAAACATCGAATCGGCGTATCTATCAACGCAGAATCTGCGCGATACAAGGAGTTGAAGGAAGACAAGTACTACGTCCCCGTTGACTGGCCGGCAGTAGAGAAAGAGATCTATATTGAGCACCTAGAGTCAAGCCTACAGAAGTACCACGCTGCGTTAGACCGATTAATTCAAGGCGGAATGTCTCGTAAGCGCGCTAAAGAATCGGCTCGTCTCTATCTTCCCTATGGAAATCAAATCACTGCCGATGTCATGTTCAATTTCCGCAGCTTCGTTCATTTTATTCGCCTAAGATATTCAGACCACGCGCAGGTGGAGATTCGA